AAAATCTAAAAAAAAAAAACTTAAACAAGGTAGGGCAATTGCTATTTCAAAAAGGAAACAAAAATGAACATAGATAAAATGATAAATATGTTATTAATAAAGTTATCTAAAAAGCATTATGTATTTTATATGGAGAAAAGAACATATAGAGAAAGCAAAATTAATAAGTCTTATTTTATTAAAATAGATAATTTAAAAAAAGAATATAGAAGCAAAACTGATTTATTAATGTATTTATCTAAAATAAAGGAGTGATATAATTGGCTAGTGATAAAGAAAGAAAGCAAATTGTTGCCGATTATATTGAATGCAATAATTATAGTGAGGTAGCAAGAAAATATAATGTTAGTGTTGATACAGTTAGAAGATTTGTTAGAGAAGATAAAGACTTCGCAAATAATCTTAAACAAAAAAAAGAAGAAAACACACAATCTACAATAGAATATATGCAAACACAACACGAAACAAAGAAAAGAATACTAGATAAAATATTAAAGGCAATAGAAGATAAAAGTGAAAATATAGATTTGTTTACTAATATAAAAGATTTAGCAACTGCTTATGGTATTATATTAGACAAAGAATTAAAAGTATTAGAATTGCAAAAAAATAATGCAGATAGCAAAGAATTATCAAAAGTAGAAGAACTTCTTAATAAGATAGAACAAGAGGCAAAAGATGATATTAAGTGATAAGCAAAAAGAGTTTATTATAAATGCTAATCATAGATTTAATATTAAAACAGGTGCAACAAGAAGTGGTAAGACTTATTTAGATATACTTTATACAATACCTAAAAGAATACGAGAACGTAGTGGTAAAGATGGCTTAAATGTTATATTAGGTGTTACTAATTCAACAATAGAAAGAAATATACTACAACCTTTAAGAGAACTATATGGTGATAGTTTAGTAGGAACAATTAATTCACATAACATAGCAAAGTTATTTGGTGAAGATGTATATTGTTTAGGTGCAGAAAAAATAAATCAAGTGTCAAAAATAAGAGGTTCAAGTATAAAGTATTGTTATTGTGATGAGTTAGCAGAATATAATCAAGAAGTATTTGAATTATTAAAATCAAGATTAGATAAAGAATATTCTTGTTTAGATGGAACATTAAATCCTGAAAGTCCAACACATTGGCTTAAACAATTTTTAGATAGTGATGTAGATATATATTGCCAAACATATACAATATTTGATAATCCATTTTTGCCTAAAAAGTTTGTAGATAACTTATGCAAGGAATACGAAGGTACAGTTTGGTACAATCGTTATATATTAGGGCAATGGTGTAATGCAGAGGGTTTAATATACACAAGATTTGCTAACGATCCAAGCAAATACATTTATACAAAGAAAAAAAATGATAATATATATGATTTACCAAGTGGTTTGACAATAATAGGGATTGACTATGGTGGAACAAAATCAGGCCAAGCGTTTGTATGTACTAGAATAAGCAACGACTTTAAACAAGTGATAGTATTAGGTAGTGAAAAGCATATGGGGGACATAGATCCTGATGATTTAGAACAACTTGAAATAGATTTTGCTAAACGAATGATGTATAAATATAATTGTGATATAGATTTTATGCTACCTGATAATGAGGAAGTTGTATTAATAAGAGGATTAAAAAGAGCAGTGCAAGAACTAAATTGGAACACAATAGTAAGAGGTTGTAATAAAGAACCAATAAACGATAGAATAGATTGTGGTAGAACAATGATATCTTACAATATTCTTTTTTATATTGAAGAAGAATGTAAAACATTTGTAGATGCTTTATCAAGTGCTTTATGGGATGATGATGCAAAAGAAGATACAAGATTAGATGATTTTACAACTGATATAGATACAATAGATGCATTTGAATATAGTTGGTGTAGGTATATAAAACAAATAAATGATATGATAAACAGAAAAAGAGGAGGACTAGATGTTTAAAAGTATAATTAAATATATCTTAAATAATGTTTTTAAGATTAAAACTGAAACAACAGATAAAGAAATTGATGATAATAGTAAATATGCTAAAATATATCAAAGCATAGATAATATTAACTTTAATGCTATATTTAGCAATAAGTTAGCAAACTATGTTATTAATGATAGCACATTAAATATAAAGGGTGACAATGCTAGGGTTGATCTATTAAATAAAACAGGTCAATCAATGTGGAAAAAAGCAAAGAAGATTGTATCAATGGGCTTTGGTTATGGTGGCGTTATATTAGTACCTTATGTAAAAGGTGGGAAGATATACTATAATATTGTACCACAAAATAGATTAACTATTGATGAAACTGATGGTGAATTAATAACAGGTGCAACAGTATTAGCAGAACGTAAAGTAATAAAAGGAACTATAAATGAAACAATATATTTAAGATGGACAAATTATCAAATAAAAAATGGTGATTTAGTTATCACACAACAATTTAGTGATGAAAAAGGTAATAAAATACCACCACCTGATTTTTGGAAAGATATACAAGAAGTTAGAACAATAACAAACGTTGATAGAGTTTTGTTTGGCTACATAAAGTCACCAATTAACAATAGAAAAGCAAATGATAAGTATGGTGTACCAATAACTTATGGTTGTGATGCAACAATACTTGAAATAATAACAACATTGAAGCAATTAGTAAGAGAATATGAATTAAAAGAAGCATTTGTTGGTGTTGATGCTTCAATGTTTAACGGAAAGAATAGTTTGCCTGTAAATGGTTTGTTCAAAAAGGTAGATAGCACAAATGATGACTTTTTCGAAGTGTTTGATCCACCATTTAGGGATTATACAGGTAGATTACAAGAATTATACAAAAGACTTGAACACGAAGTAGGAACATCTTATGGAATATTAAGTGAAGTTGATACAAGAAATGCTACTGCAACTGAAATAAAACGTGCAATGTATGATACCTTTACTTTATGTGATGATATGAGAACAAATATAGAAAAGGGATTAGATGACTTTTTTTATGCGTGTAACGTATTAGCAAATGCATATAATCTATCATCAGAAGGTAAATATGAAGTTGACTTTGATTGGTCTTATTCATTAATAGAAGATACACAACAAGAATGGTCACAATTAATTTATGCACAAAATCAAGGTATAGTAAGCAAAGTAGAATTAAGACAATGGTTACACCCTGATGAAACTTTAGAAGAAAGTGAAAAAGCAATACAAGAAATTGAAGAACAAGAACCAACAATAGAAGAAATGATGGGCAATAATAAAGAGTAGGTGATCAACCTATGAACAATTTAGATGAAAAATTAGTCGAAAGATTAGTAGGAAGAATAGAAGAACTTAACACAAACATATTAAAAAAAATTGGAAAGACAATAAAAGAAATAAAAAAAATAACACCAACTCAAGCACACCAATTAGAAAAAATACTTAAATATGGGAATAATTACAAAGACATAGTAAACAAAATAGCAAAGACAACAAACTTAAATATTGATGAAATAGACAATATATTTAATGCTTATGCTAAACAAGATTATGCTTTTGCCAAAGATTTTTATGATTATAAAGGTATAACTTACAAATCATATAAAGATTTTGAATTATTAAATAGACAAGTTCAATCGTTAGCAAGAATAACACAACAAGGTTGTTTAGAAATAGTAAAGACAAATGCATTAGGTTATACTATTACTGATTTAAATGGGAATGTTAGATTTAAACAATTAAAAGACGCATACCAATATGCAATAGATCAAGCAATATTAAGCATTTCACAAGGTAAAGATACATTTGACAATCAAATGTACGGAATATTAAAAGATTTAGGTGGGGGCCTTAAAACAATTGATTATGATAGTGGTAGAACAAGAAGATTGGACAGTGCTTTGAGAATGAACCTTATGGGGGGATTAAGAGATTTACATAATGAAACACAAAGAATTATTGGTGAGGATTTTGGGGCAAACGGGGTTGAAATAACAGTACACGAAGCACCTGCACCAGACCACGCAGATTTGCAAGGTAAACAATTTAGTTATGTGGAATATGAAAAATTGCAAAATAATATGTCAGCAAAAGATTACAAAGGGCATATATATACCCACGATCATAGACCAATAAGCCAATTTAATTGTTATCATACTACTTTTGCTATATTATTGGGGGTTAATAAACCACAATATACTAATGAACAATTAAAACAAATAAAACAACGCAATGAAAAAGGGTTTGACTTTGAAGGGAAACACTATACAATGTACGAAGGTACGCAATTACAAAGGCGTTTAGAAACCGAAATAAGAAAACAAAAAGACACACAAATATTGGCTAAAGAAAGTGATAATAATTTATTAATTAATAGTACACAACAAAAAATAACACAACTATCTAACAAATATAAACAATTAAGCAACGCAAGTGGTTTATCTATGAAACAAGATAGGTTAAGAGTAAGTGGCTATAAAAGAATGAAAGTTGAGATTAAAAAGTCAAAAACAACAACTGAATATAAGATAGCAGATAGTAATTTAATAGATAAGTATTATAAAAAAGCAGAAGAAATTGATAAAACATTGAAAGCAGATGAATGGTTGGCAGTAAAGCATTACACAGGTGTAGGCTTTCAAGAAATAAATGAATATCTAGAAAATGGGACTGCTTTATACGACATTTATGAAAATGATAAAGAAATAATGAAAGATATAACAAATCTAGAAAATGTTATTAAAAGAAATACAATAGATGATAACCTCGTTGTTTATAAAGGAACTTATGACAATCTATGGTCTAATATAAAAATTGGGGAAGAAAAAATTACACCAGTATTTAATAGCACTTCTTTAAAAGAAGAAATAGGTAACGACTTTGCTAAAAAAGTTCAATTGAAAGGTGGCAAACCTGCAATATTAGAAATAAGAACCCCAAAAGGCACACAAGGAATACCAGTAGGAGATCTTTATTCTAGTCAAAATGAACACGAAATAATACTAAATAGAAACTTAAATTACAAATTAATAGAAATACAAGAAGCAACAACTAACAAGTATAAAAAATATATTTTGGAGGTAATAAAATGACATTAGAAGAACGATGGGAAATAGAAGCCAAAATACAAGAAGAAAAAAAGAATAAAAACAAAAAACTTTAAATTTATATAAAAAAATGTTATAATATATTTATGGAGGTGGAATAATGGAAGAAAAGGACATAGTGATGATACCATTTGTTGCTCACGAAAGTGCTATGAATAGAATGGAAAGAGCAAACAGAAGACTATGGATAGCAATAATAGTAATGGTAATATCTTTCTTTATTTATTTACTTGTTCCTAGTGAATACTCAACTACTACTGAACAAGGTGTTGAGGACGTAAATAATAGTGAAGTTCATCAGATTATAGGAGATTAATTTGGGAAGAGCATATCAGAGAAAAACAAAGACAGTAAAGTGGAATAAAAAAAGAAGAAAAAGAAGATAATGGCTCAATCAAGACCAAAACTAACTGATGAATTATATTCACTACCAAATGATAAATGGGAATATATTATAGACAATTATATAAAAAATGAAGTTGATAGAAAGATAGCAAAACTTTATTACTTACACGGATGGACACAAGTAGATGTAGGTATGGAAGTTGGCTATTCTCAAAGTTCTATCAAGAGAAGATTACCTAAAATATTAAGAATAATAGAAAAGAACTCTAAATGAACTCTATGTGAACAACAAGGGTTCTTTTTTTGTGCAATAATCTATGTGAAAGGAGAGATAAGTCTTACTAGAATATTTTAAAACAATATTTGAAAAGCACTCTTCTTTTTCATTTTATAGGAGGAAATATGTTTAATAACCCTTACATTAATCAATTTAATCAGCAGCAAAGTTTAGAAAGAATAAATGCACAAATAAATGATTTAGAAAAGTTAAAAAGTCAATTACAACAACCACAACAACAACCAACTAATCTTACACAAAACTTTCAGTTAGCACCTGCTAATAGAGATGTAATAAAATATGCAAATTCTTTAGATGAAGTTCAAAGAGATATGGTAATAGGGGAAACACCTTATTTTAGTAAAGATATGAGTGTTGTATGGGTAAAGAATACAAAAGGTGAAATAAAGACTTATGAACTAAACGAAATAATACCAAAAGATGCAAAAGATATGCAAATAGAAATGTTACAAGCACAAATAGACGAGTTAAAGAAAGGAATGAAGAAGAATGAACAATTTAATTCAAATGTTAATGCAGAACAAACTACAACAGATACCGAATGGAATGATGAAGAAGATGGAACAGCAACTAAAGATGAGAAATCCTCAAGCATTCAAAGAGTATCAACAAGCAAGAAAGGAAAATAGAAATCCTAACGAGTTTTTAAATGAAATAGTAGAAAGATTTACTCCCGAGCAAAAGCAACAATGGAATACTATGATGAATGGTATTAACACTCAAAAATAGTGTTGATATAAAAAATATTTAGAAAGGAGAGTAAAAATGAACGGAAATTCAGGAATAGTCCCAACAGTAGATTTAGCAACTAATAACAATGCTTATCCAGTTTATCCAGTAATGGGTGGTTTTGGTGGAAATAGTGGTTTTGGTTATGGTGCTGAATGGATTTGGATTATTGTAATTCTTGCCTTATTTGGAGGTAACTGGGGAGGAAATGGTAATGGTGGTTTCTTCGGTGGACGTGGATTTGATGATGGATATGCTTGGCTATCTAATGGTCAAAAAGAAATTATGCAAAACACTAACAACGGATTTGACACATTACACTTATCTAACCAATTAGAAGGTAATAGAGATGCAATTAACAACATAGCAACTCAATTATGCAATTCAACTGCAAGTATTAATAGCAATTTATCAAATGGATTTAATTCATTAAACACAAGTTTATTGAACTGTTGCTGTGAGAACAAATTAGGTATTGCAGACCTAAAATACACTGTTGCTACTGAAAATTGTCAAGACCGTCAAGCATTAAGTGAAGGTGTTAGAGATATTATGACAAATGATACTAATAACACAAGAGCAATACTTGATAAGTTATGTCAATTAGAATTAGACAATGTTAAGACACAATTAGATGCTAAAAATGATAGAATTGCTGATCTTCAAAGAGAAATCTCTATGAAAGATTTACAAGCATCACAAATTGCTCAAAACTCATTTATAGCACAAGGTTTTGCTAATGAGGTAGACCAACTATACAATAGACTTTCTAACTGCCCTGTGCCAAGCACACCAGTATATGGAAGAACACCTATATTCACTTGCAACAATGGTTGTGGATGTGGATATAATACAACAAGTCAATTTATTTAATAGCATAGAGTAGAATACTACATACTCGATTACGAGAACTTGCTAATTTTGAGGATAGGCAAGTCTTATCCTCTTTTATTTATGAAAGGAGAGAAAAATATATGATAGAAACAATTATAAACGATCCATTAGCATTGCCAAGTAATGCAAGCCCAATAACTTTTGATGAAACTGATATAAGAACTAGATGTGCTACTTGTAATGGTTGGTTAGATTATTCAAATGGCAATCCTAACTTTAAAATATTTGGGAATGGATATACAGGGTATTATGATGTAGAATTTAGTGCTAGTGTAAGCACAGCCACTGCAGGTGTGGTGTCTGTTGCCTTATTTCAAGATGGTGTGATAATTCCCGATACAATTAGAAGTGTAACTATTGATGCTGCTGATGATTATGAAACAATTTCTTTTGATAAGAAGTTAAAAGTATGCCCTAGAGGAACAACTAACATATCAGTACAAAGTGTACCTAGTGTTGTAACACCCACTGCACCAACAACACCAATAGCAACAACACAAGCAATTATTACAAATGCAACATTTAGTATTTCAAGACTTAATAGATAATGAATAATAGATTAGATTTATCATCATTAATTTTGCAATTATATAATCTTGTTTTACTAATGCAAGACTTTAACAATACTGATTTAATGCAAGAATTACAAAAACAAGATAAAGAATATTTAGAAAAAATAATAAGTCAAAATAATGAAATATTAGAAATCCTTAGAAGAAAGGAGGAACACAATGGAAGATAAAGTAATTGAAAAAGTTGAAGAGAAAATTCAACATATACTTGACGAAGATATTAATACAAATAATTTAGATAATTTAGTAAAGTTAAGTAAAATAAAACATTATATGAAGGAGGATAAAGATATGAATTACGGAAACTATGGAAATTATAGTGGTAGAGGACCAGGGCACGGAAGTTATGGAGAATATGGACGTGGTAACTATGGTGAATATGGTAACTATGGAAATTATGGAAATTATGGACGTAGAGGTTATGATATGAAATATCGTGGTGATGAACATTTAGATAGAATTGGAAATGAATATGGAAGATATATGGAAAGTCGTGAAAGATATGGACATAATGAAGATACAAACAAATCGTTTGAATATATGGTTAAATCATTAGAAGATTTTGTTAAATACTTACACGAAGAAGCAGAAACACAACAAGAACATCAAATGTTAAATGAAGCATTACAAAGAAGTATGAGATAATGTATAAGTATTACAATGCAAATGCTTTAAATAAATATGAAGATGATTGTGTTATAAGAGCAATAAGTTGTGCTACTAATAAATCGTGGGACTATGTATATGATTATTTAAGTGATATTGCTCAATATGAAGGTACATTATTAGACAAAAGGGATTTTGTAAGAAACTATTTAGATAGAACCTATCAAAGGTTAGACGGAACATATGGAAGTGTGGGATATGTATCAGGGCAATTCCCTAATAATGTATTATTGATAACTATGAATGGACATATTGTGTGTTCTAAATATGGTGTTATATATGACACCTTTGATTGCAGAGATAGGCAAGTTGAAGATGTATGGATAGTAAAATAAGAGCGTTTTGCTCTTTTTCTTATTGTATGATATAATGTATTTAGGTGATTTTATGAAGTATAGCATAATTATACCTTGTTATGACGCGGACGAAGAAATCTTTAGAAGGTGCCTTAATAGTGTTAAAGATCAAACACTACAACCTTATGAAGTGATATGTATTGATGATTGCAGCCCGATTGAAACACCAAAGATAGCAAAAGAATATGGTTTTAAATATATAAGACATGATATTAATAAAAACAATGGTGGTGCTAGGAATACAGGCATTATAGAAGCAACTGGTGACTATCTTGTGTTTGTAAATAGTGATGATTATTTAGTAGAAAATGCTTTAGAACAAATAGATAAAGTAAATAAAGGCCAAGATTTAATATTAATAGGTTTTAATGCGTTTGGAACGTGGAATGAAACTTTTATACCAAGTGATGAAACAACACCATATTACACAAGACTTGGTTGGAATGGTGAACCATTACACGTAGTAAAAAGACAATTTATTTTAGACAATAATTTGTTTGAACAAGAGAATGTTGTATTTGCGGATATAGATTGGGCAACAAGAGTTGAAAATGCACAAAAGAGTTATACATATGTTGCTTTGCCTTTATATCAAATACATACAGGATTAGATACATCACTAACAACAAAAGTAATTAGGGGTGAAATATGAAAAAAATAATATTTTATCAAAGCCACTTTTGTCAAATGGGTGGTGTTGAAACGATGGCCTACAATTGGTGTTGGTGGTTAAGGAACTTCTTTGATATAACAGTATTATATTGTTCAGGTGATGCACAAAGACTTAAAAAGATGCGTAAACTTGTAAAAATGGAATTATATGATGAAAACAAGACATATGAATGTGATGTTTTTATACGTAATAGTGTATGGGGAAAGATACCAAAGAACATTAAAGCCGATAGAATGATTGAAATGCGTCACGCAAACTACAAATGGCTATTAGATAATGGCTATTTAATGCAACAATATGCAAATATGGGTATTAAAGAAATAGTTGGTTGTGGTGAGTTTGTATCAAAAATGAGCCACGAAGCATTAGGTGACAACCCAACAACGATCAAGAATATATTATTACCAAATCAAGAAACACATAAAGTTTTACATTTAATTAGTTGCACACGTATAGACGCACATAAAGGTTGGAATAGAATGTTACAACTTTGTAATATGTTAAGAACCGCAGGTATTAAGTTTGAATGGAATATTTTTACTAATTCTACAATGGTAAATAATTCTATTGAAGAAATGCATATATGGAAACAAAGGGATGATATATGGGACTATTTAGCAGATGCGGATTATACTGTTTTATTAAGTGATAGTGAGGGGCTACCTTATACGATCCAAGAAAGTTTACAATATAAAGTACCTTGTATAGTTACTGATATTGGTGGTTGCACGGAATTAATCAAAGATGGTGTAAATGGTTATGTTGTTCCTTTAGATATGAACTTTGATGTAAATAAACTTTTAAAAATACCTGTATGTAAAGATTATGACAATCACGCATTAGAAGATTGGTTAAAGTATTTAGATTATAAAGGTAAAATAGATAAACAAAAAATCATAGATAATTTTGAGGAGGAAAAAGAAAAAATGGTAAGAGTAAGATGTATTTATGAACCTTTTTATGACGATGTTGAATTAAAAAGAAGAGTAATGAAAGGTGAAGAATTTGAAGTTGAAGAGAGCAGAGCAGAATATTTAGCACAAAACAAAGCAGTTGAAATCTTAACTAAAAAAGAAGAAATTAAAGAACAACCAAAAGAAGAAATTAAAGAAGAGAAAAAAATAATTAAACCGTTTAAAAAGAGCAAGAAATAATCTTGCTTTTTTGATGCTATTTGCACAAATTAAAGTTGTATGTTATAATCAATGTGTAGTAATTAAATCACTCGTGTTCGTGACACGTTAAACTAACGATAGGAGGAAATTATGAAAAGAGAAGATTTGGATTTTTTAGAAGATGAACAAAAAGAAAAAGTTATGGCTTTATATGGTAAAGCAATAGGTAAGAAAGATAAAGAAATAGATAACTTAACTAACACTAAAAAAGAGTTAGAAGAAAAAATAACTACCTATGAAACAAAAATTAATGAGTTCAACGAAAATTCAAAAGACAATGCAGATTGGAAACTAAAATATGATGAGTTGCAAACATCTATTAAAGAACAAGAAGCAAAGAAAAAAGCCGAAGAAGAAGATAAAATATTAACCGATAATATTAATGCTTTGTTTGAAGGCAAAACATTCACAAGTGACTATGCTAGAAATGGCCTTTTAAATGATATAAAACAAGGTTTGAATAAACCTGAAAACAAGGGCAAAGGTATTCAAGATTTATTTGATGAATTAACAAAGGATAAAACAGATATATTTGCCAATCCAAATCAAATGAAGGATATGGAAGGTATGGGGGATAGTGAACAAGACAATAATGTCAAAGAAATGCCGTTAATATGGTAAAAAGTTAGAAAAGGAGAGATTAAATTATGGCAAGATTAGATGCGTTAAGCATTAAGATGCAAGATGGTACAACTGCAGAGAAACTTGCAGAAGAATATGGAAAAGTAATTGATAATATTCAACATATTACACTTGCATCAAAATTAAAAAATACTGATTTAAGTGGTGATCCTACTTCAGGTACAGTAGAAGCAAAAAGATTTGTAAATGCTAGTGGTAAAACATATGGAACTGCAAGAGGACACGGATATGCAGACAAAGTAAAAGCAAAACCAGTTGTTGTACCATTAGATGACAATACTGAATATTTAGAAGAAGTTGAAGAGAAAGACCTTAAAACTTATGGTGTTGATGGGTTAATTGAAAGAAGAACTAGAAATCATCAAGATGCACTAGCAGTAGAATTAGATACTAAATTCTTTGCAGAAGCAGTTCAACAAGGTACTTCATTCTCACCAACAGGAACACCAACAATTGAAGATGAAATTGAAGAAGCAATTCAAACAATTGAAACAACTAAAAACGATTTTGTTCAAGGTGTACCAAGAAATATGATTGAAATTGTTATGTCACCTTTATATTATGGAAAGTTAAGAAATAAGATTAATTCTATTTCTAACTCAAATAATTTAGGTGTTGTTCCTAACTATGAACAAGGAACTTTTAACAATACAAAGATTTACTCAAGTGTATTCCTACCAAGTGGTGTAAATTATGTTGTTATGGTAAATGGTGCAGTAGCACAACCTGTAATGACTTCAATTTACAATCCAAAACAAATTGAATTAAGTGATGCAATTGGATTTGGATTATTTGCTTACAAAGGGACAAAAGCAGTAATGGAAGATTTAATAATCTACAACGGAACTGCTAGTTTTTAATTAAAAAGGAGGGCATATTATGACATTTGAAGGACAATATTTAACCAAAGCTGAATATATTGCTTTAGGTGGAAATCCTCAAATTGGGGATATGCCTTTTAATTTATTAGAATATGAAGCAAGAAAACTAATAGACGCAAGAACTTTTAATAGATTAAAAAATCAAGAAGAAGTATTGCAAGATGTAAAACTATGTGAATATGAATTAATAAATAAAATACAAAATTATTTAGATGTATCAAATACAATAGGAAATGTGTCAAGTGAAAATACTGATGGTTATTCAATAAGTTATGTAACTGCAGATAGAGTAAGTGATATAGTAAAGTCAAAAAAAAGCGACTTAGATGATACCATAAGAACTTATTTAATCAATGTAATAGTTGATAACGAACACATAATGTATGTAGGTGTAAAATGATAACTAATTCAAGTATAACTGTATATCATCAAAATGGGCTTGATGTATCAACACATTTAGAAAAATGGACAAGATATAACTATTCAAATGTATGGTTTTTTGGTGGTAAGAGTGCTACATTGGACAAAGGTTATGATAATGCCAATAGTGTTCAAGTTAGAATACCTTATAAAGATAATGACTTGTCAATTGGAAACTTTTCAATAGGTGATATTGTAGTTCAAGGCACTCTTGAAACCAACATAAATACACAACAAGATTTATCTAGTTATCAAATATACAATATAACAAGCATTAATGACAATAATTTTGGTAATAACCCACATATACATATAGGTGGAAGATAATGTCTAATATATTACCACCTGCTAGTATAATAAGATCACAAATAGGTTTAACACCAAATAGTGATGTTCATAGATTTTTTACACAAACTTGTGCAATACATATGGATAAGTATGTTCCTTATGATACAGGTGTGTTATCAATGTATGATTTAGATGTTGATAGAATAGTTTACAACCCAGTATATGCAGAATATCAATATTATGGGTTAAGCAAAAGTGGGAAACCTTTAAATTATCACAAAGACAAGCACCAACTAGCAACATCATATTGGGACAAACATATGTGGACTGCAGAAGGCAGTATTGTAGAAAATGAAGTTCAAGAATATATTAGGAGAAGAAAATGAGAATAGAAAAAGTAAGAAATTATTTATTTGATGTAATAAATACATTGACTACTGATAGAAATTATCAAATTAATGCAGATTTTCTTGGGGATGTTGGTGATTATTCATTAAATAAAATACCAACTAACTCAAATGTTGAAAATTGGATAATAGATACATCAAAAAAGCAAGATACATATTCATTTAGAAGTAGAAAATCTTATTCAAGAGATACAATAAACAACTTGCAAAATATAGGTTTTTTTGAAGATTTAGAAAATAAAATTAATTCTAATAATAGAAATGGCATATTGCCTGATATAGATAACATAGAAAGTATTAAGTGTTTAAGTTGTGGAAGTTTAAATATAGCAGATACAAATGAAGCAATATTTGATATACAACTACAAATAACTTATTTAGATATTAAAGAAGAAGGAGGTTTAAGTCTATGAAAAAAGTAATAGCAAAAATAGATTGTGTAATAAACAATGAATACTATTCAAAAGGTGAAGAAATCAAAAACTTATCTTATGATCAAATAGTAAAAGTAAATGAAATGGGCTACATAGAACCTCTTAATTATAAAGAATTGGTTGAAATAAAAAAAGAATTAGAACAATCAAAAACAAGTAAGAAGGAGGACTTATAATGGCACAAGCATTAAGAGAAAAATATGCACACTTTATAGACATTAATAAAGGTGTTGGAACTGCTAGTTATAAACGTGAAGGTGTTGGTGTTGAAGCATTATCAATTACATACAATCCAAACATTGATACATTCAAAACAATCTTATCTAGTGAAGCAGATAGTGTATTTAAGAACTATGACATTCAATCTAGTGTAAGTGGTAAACGTATATATAGTGATGATGACATCTATACAATGTTAAATACTGCTAGAAAAGAAGCAAAACCTATTGAAACAACTTTACTTGAAATTGATATGACAGGAACAAGCCCTTATCCTACAGTTAAATATGATGTATTAATTGTTATGGATGAATTTTTAGGTGAAGACGCAACAATAAGTTATAATATTTACTATAAAAACCCAGTTGAAGGAACAAGCACAATTGCAGGTGGAACACCATCATTTACACCTTCAACAAGTTTATAGAAAACAAAAACAAAGCCGTAGGGCAGGGGCAAATAGCCCTTGCTCTTTTTGATTATTAGGAGGGAATAATTATGGATAAAGTAATTTATCAAAAAAAAGGTGTAAAACAAATACAAGTCAATGAACAAGGTGATTATATCGAAATAGATTTAATGGATATAGAATTACCATTTAAAGTTCAAAATACAAGAAACGAATTGATAAGACAAACAAAAATATTTAAAAATAGATGTAAAGCATTGGAAAAACAATATAAAAATAATCAAGATTTATTAAGAGTAAATCAATATAAAGCAGAAATAGATTTTTGTAATAAATGCCGTGAAGTATTAGATAATTTATTAGGCAAAGATGCTTGTTTAAAAATATTTGGTGAAACAAATAGATATGGAATGTTTGATGATTGGTTTGAACAATTTGCACCTATTTTAGATAATTTACAAGTTGATATAGAAGCCATAAAAGACAACCTTATAAATAAGTATAAGGAGAATAAAGACATTATAAAATGATATATCCTACAAAGATAGAAGTTAATGGTAAAATATATAATATAGATACTTATTATAGAACTGCACTTGCTTGTTTTAAAGCAATAAATGACCCTGATATAAAAGATACTGAAAGAGCATTAGCAGTAGTAACACTTTTATTAGGCAAAGATGTTCCTTTAGAAGATCTACAAGAAGCATTAGAAAAATGTGCTATATATTTACGATGTGGCAGAAATGAAAATACTGAAATTAAAGATATAGATATGGACTACTTTCAAGATGAAGTAGCAATAAGAACATCAATAAGACAATGCTATCACGAAAATCTTAACCAAATTGAAAATCTACATTGGTGGGAATACAACGAAATGATAGAAGGACTAACTGATGAAACATTATTAAGTAGAATAAGAGATATAAGAAACTATGATTTAAGTAAAGAAAAAGACTTTAAGATAAAACAAAAAATGCAAAAAGCAAAAGATTTTTATGCTTTAAAGAAACGTGAAACGCCATTAACTGATGAACAAAAGAAAAATATTGATGACTTTATGAAAAAACTAGAGGAGGTGTAATATGGCATTAGTTATAGAAACTGAATTAGAAACAAAACAATTTGATAAACAAATAGCAAACTTAAAAGCCGATTTAGAACGTTATATGAAAGTTCTTGAAAGTGAAGCACAAATACCTATTAGTTTAAGAATGAGTGATGCAGAAAGACAACAACTTGAAGTAACAATAGAAAAGACAAGAAATCAATTAATATCTTTACAAGAACAAGCAAGAAAAACTGGTGATGATGGATATGACGCAGGTGAAAGAAGCGGTAAAGGTTTTGAAAAAGGAATTGCATCACTAAAAAGATTTGCATTAAGTTTATTTGGAATACGTAGTATGTTTAGTCTAGTAAGACGTGCAACAAGTTCTTATTTAAGTGAACACGAAGAAACTGCTAATAAGATAAATGCTATATGGGTTGCACTAGGTAACGCATTAGGACCAATTATAGAAATGATAGCAGATTTAGTTATAAAACTAATTGGATACTTAAATGTATTTTTACAAGCACTTGGTTTAGATGTTGATTTGACTAAAAATATGGGTAAATCTAAAAAAGCAATCGAAGGTACAACAGGTGCTATGAAAGAATTAAATAATCAAGTAGCAAGTTTTGATGAAATGAATGTAGCACAAAAAGAAACATCATCAGGTGGAATAGGTGGTGTTGGTGGTGCGGATACGGGTGGCTTTGAAATGCCTGAACTTAATGAAGGTGTTGTTAAAACATTAAAAGATTTAGCAACTTGGATAAAAGAAAATATAGATCTAATTGGTTTATTTGCACTAGCACTTGCAGGATTTAAAGTTGCAGGTTTTCTTGGTAAATTAGGTTCATTAATGGGAAGTGCTTCAAATGGCACAGGACTACTTGGTTTAAAAAACATACTAGGTGGGTTACTTGCAATGGAAGTAATTGCAATAACTATTAGCATTATATATTATGGTAAACAATTAAATGAATTAAAAAATATTAATAAAGAAATTGAAAAGTTTGCACATAACAATACTGAAACTGCAAAAGATGTAAATAAAGCCAATTTAGAAATTGCAGAGAGTTATGAAAAAGGTAGTGAAGAAATACGTGAATACATAACTGAATTAAATAATCAAATACGTGACGCCAAACAAGATATAGAAGTAAAAAGAAAACAAAATAGTGAAATACAAGGATTAGATAAAGTATGGGATATGTTTGGTGGAACAACTTCTAAAAACAATGAACTTATTAAAGAAAGCACACAAAGAATAATTAACAATGCACAAAATCTACAAAAACTTGCAAATGAAGGTAAATTAACTGATGACCAAATGAAGATATACAACGAAACAATGGATTATCTTAATCAAACACAAGACGAATTGGGTGTATTTCTAACTGATAACTCAAAACAAATGAGTATGTTTGGTAAAGAAGTATTTGCAACTGAAATAGATTTATGGAACCAAATACAAGCATTAAAAGAAGAAGATAAAGTTGCATCACAAACAACAAATAATCAAAAAAATTATTGGACAAGTTTAAGAGAAAAAGTTGTTGGTGAAATGAGTAAAATGAATGGTTTAACTGCAACTGCAACAATTAAAGCAGATGGTTCACAATTTCAAGATACAATAAATAAAATTGGTTCATTATCAGGTATATCAGGTGTAATGAGTGTTGGAGTAGCAAACGCATTTAAGTTCTTTAGATTAGCAACAGGTGGTATTGTATATAATCCAGGTAGAGGTGTTCCTTTAGTTGGGGAAGCAACAAATGGACCAGAAGGTGTAGTTCCTTTGAATAATGAACAAAGTATGGATTTAATAGGTCAATCAATAGCAAGACATTTAGTAGTAAACTTAACAAATACAACAACACTAGATGGCAAAGTAATAGCAAGAGAACAAAGAAAATTACAAGAAGAAACAAACTTTGCAACAAATGGAAGAGGTGTATAGATATGATAATAAATAGAAATAGTTTAGTTGCTTCATATACAAAAGGTGGAACAACACATACAATTTATTTAGCAGATTATCTAACAAAAGCAAATACAGGTTTTAATAAACTTTGGGATGCAGATAGTGGTAGAAATTTAGCAAAAGCAGTAGTAGGTAGTTTTGATATATTTCCTAAAGTAATATGCACTTTCAAACCATTAAATAAAACTGAATTAGATACAATTGCACCACTATTAAATGCACAAAGTCAAAGTATCACTTATTATGACCCTGAAAAACAACAAAATTATACAATGACTACATATACAGGTGATTGGTCAACTGATAGTAAACAACCTAATTTAGATGAAGGATTTAATGTATCATTTATTTCAAGATATAGGAGGTTGTAATGCAGAATGTGAGTAATGATTTTAAAAATCAATTAAAGCAACCAAAGACAATAGATGCAAAAATAAAAATAGGCCAAAATGAAATAACAAGTGATGATATAAATAATATAAAAAGGTCTTTTAATTCGAGTTTATTTAAAACAGTAGCAAAAAGTGTTAATATTGATACTAATGTACCAATAGAAAAAGGGACAGAAATAGAACCACAATTTGGTGTATATATTAATGATGCTTTTGAATATGTTTCTTTAGGATCCTACAAAACAAGAGATGATCCAGTTTTAAATAAAGATACTAACTCTTATCAAATAATTGCTTATGATAAAATTGTTGATAGTATGGTTGATTATGATTTGACTGATACAGATATAACGTATCCTTGTACGGTAAGAGAAATGTTTGTTGCTATATTTACTAAATTAGGTTGGTCAACAAATGGAATACCTGCTACATTTGTTAATTCAACAAGCCAAATAGAAGAAGATGTATTTTCAAAAGCACACATGACTTATCGCGATGTGTTAGATGAATTATGCACAATAAGTTGTATGTTTTTAGTAGACAAAGGAAATCCAACATTAATAGACACAACAAAAACAAATTATTATTATGTAAACTATAATGATGATCCTTTATATTATAACAACAATAGAATTAGATATAAAAACAATATTTATATTGACGAAGAATATATGTGTGATACATCAGTAGAAATAAAAAATGAGGTGTTTTTTAATTCGTTAGTATTTTCAAGAGCAAGTGGTAGTGATAACATTTTTAGAAAAGATGATACAAGTATAGATAATAATGGATTACATGAGTTTAAAATCAGTGATTTACAAACACTGTCATTAAATTGGAGAGATAACTTTATAGATCAAATGTGGAATTACATTAAAGATTTTAGTTATTATGCTTATGATGTAAACACTGTTGGCTTAAGTTATTTAGAACCAATTGATGGTCTTATCTTATCAACTTTTGGTGAAATTTATTCAACAATTTTATTAAATAGTGATTTATCAATAGGTAACGGAGTAAACGAAAAAATTTACGCAAATGAACCAGTTGAAAGTGAAACTGAATATAAATATGCAAGTGATACTGACAAAAAGATAAATCAAGCATACATCATAGTAGATAAACAAAATGCACAAATACAACAACTAACACAAACAACATCTAACTTAACATCAACTGAACAAACACACTATCAAGAAATGTTAAGCAAAATGGATGAAAAAGCAAGTATAAGTGATATTACAAACGTAACAAATCAAGTAATGGCATTACAAACTGATACATATACAAAAACTGAAATAAACAAAATAATAGACGGAACTGATGAAAATGGTTTAAGGGTTCAAGTTCTACAATCAACTTCTGCAACATTAGATGAAGATGGAATGACTTATAACAAAACGGGTGCAAAGACATCATCGAATATAAATCAAGCAGGATTTACTGTAACTGATAAAGATAATAGTAGTGAACTTTTATTTGCAGGATATGATACACAAAGACAAGAAGCACTTGTTAGAGTTGCAAACTTATACTTAACAAGATTTTTAGGGTTAGATGATTGGAGAATAGAAATTGTAAACGATAGTACCAATGGTAAAGGTTTAGGGTTCTTCTATATAGGTTAAGGAGGTAAATAATGGCATACGCAAGTAATTATAAAAATGTCTATGCACCTGCTAGTAACACTTATTACTATGTAATAGAAGTAGCAGTAAGAGAAGAAAGCACAAATGTATCAACAAATAAATCAAGATTATATTTAGAAGCAGATATAACAGGTAATGGGATTGGTTTTGAAGGAAACGATGACCAATACCTAGAAGTGTATTGGCACGATAGTGTACACGGGGACGTTTTAGGTGCAACTACAACATATAAAAAATGTGTTAAAGATCAATTGTATCAAATAACAGGTTATATAGACGTAGAACATAACAATGACGGAACGATGAGTGGTTATGCTTTTACTTCTTGGGGTAAAAATGGAACTAACTCTTATGTACCACCAACTACAACAGTAGAAGCACCTTTGACTTTAACAACAATACCTAGAAAAAGTACACCTAGTATAACAGGAACACCAAATATAGGTTCATCTATTACGATTAATACTAATAGAAAAGCAAATACATTTACACATATTTTAACATATAGTTTTGGTGGTTTAAGTGGAACAATAGCAACAAATGTAGGAGATAGTACATCTTGGACTATACCAACAACATTTTATGGGCAAATACCTAATGCAACAAGTGGAACAATGACTATTAATTGTACTACTTATAGCAATGGAACGTCTATTGGTAGTGAAGCAATAAGTGTAACAGTATATGTTAATCAAAGTAGTGCAAAAACAACATTAAATACGCCAACATTTACGATAGATAGCACAACAAATACTAAAACGGGTGTAACAAATAAGTATATTAATAACTACTCGACAATATCAGTAACTTGTACTGCAACAAATAGTTATAGTTCTCCAATTAAAACAATAAGTTTAATAGGTGTTAAAAGTGGTGTTGAAACACCAATAGAAACAAAAACATATACAGGTAGTGCTACATCACAAACTGCAATATTTAGTAATAAAACTGAATTAAATTATGATAGTTTAAGAATAAGAGCAACTGATACAAGAAATATATCAAGTAACAATGCAAGCGTTGGAATAACTACAATTGCTTATGTTTCTATAACAACTGATAATAGTCCAACAATAGGAAGAACATCACAAACAGGTTCAGTAGCAAAAATAACAAAGTTTAAAGGTAATTTTTGGAATGATAATTTTGGTAGTCAACAAAACGAATTAACAGTTCAATGGAGATATAAAGAAAGTGGTGGAAGTTATCCTGAAACTTATTACACAATACCAAGTGCAAGTATATCTTTAAGTAATAACACTTATGAAATAACAAATTATACTTTTACTGCAAATGGTTCAAGTGATTTATTTGATTATCAAAAAATATATGACATTGAGTTCAAAGTAACTGATAGTTTAAAAGAAGCAACACCACCTACAACATATAGATTATCTAAAGGTAAGCCAAACTTTGTTATATTTCAAAACAAATTACAAAAAAATGGCGAAGATATAATAACAAGTGTTGCTACAACTAGCGCAAACGGATTAATGAGTTCAACTGATAAATCAACTTTAAATAATATTAGTTCAGGGTTAACAACGGCAACTATTGACGCTACGGGAACATTAAATACTACAGTAAAACAAACGCTTGTATCAAAAACTATAAGTACTGCAGGAACATATTTGTTCAATATAAGCGTTCCTGTAAACTATTATGGTCAAAGTGGTAGAGATATATGGGTATATTTGGAAATAGGTAGCACTGCTATTGGAACTGATGGTGTAATTAATACTTATGTTTATACATTACATAGAACATTGACGTATATAGCAACCGTATCGGCAAACACAATCGTAAAAGTAACATCGTATAGTACTACAACTGCTACTTATGCAATAGGTACAGGTGGTTTCTTACAATATTTGAGGTTAAAATAATGACATTAGAAGAGGAATTTCAATTAGAACGTGAAATAGTATATATAAAAGCCGATATGCAATTAGCAAGAAAAGAACATAAATGGCTTGAGTATTTTAGATTAAAACGCAAATTAAAGAAAAAGAGAAGAATTTTGCAAAAAAAGAAAAAAGAGAGATAATATAAAAAAGGAGATGATACTTTATGGCAGATTTAAACTTAGTAGCAGGAACAAACATTACATTAGTTCAAAGTGATGACAATTTAACAATAAATAGTACAACTGACACATCAGGTTTAGAAAGTACAAGTAACAAAGTAACTTCTATATCATCAAGTTCAACAGATACACAATACCCAAGTGCAAAATGTGTATATGATATAGTTGGGAATGTAGAAACACTATTAGAAACATTAGATGTAGGTGAAGGCGTATGAGTATAGCCTCAAGAATAGAGAGTATGTATGACAACGTAGATAAGGCATATAAGAGTATTAATAAATTAGGCGTGGATCTGACAGATGTAGATAAAAACATAGAGAATATATCACCATTACTAGATGATTTCTATGACACATTACCCAAAGTAACAGGAACAGGAGAAACCTTAACCCTAAACAATACAAGTGAAGCCCCAATGAAGATAGACTTAAAAGGAAATACAAGCCAAGCAAGTGAGCCAACACCTGATAGTCCAGTAGATGTTAATGTAGTAAGTGGAGATAATACAATAGAGATATGTGGGAAGAACTTGTTTGGCTTTGGAATAAGTGCAATAGATAAAACTTCAACATATAGAACAAACGCATCACAAAGACTTGTATTAACAAGTACAAGTGATGTAAATGAAGTTAAGTTTAACTACAACAATGGTAAATATAGTAGAGGATACTTTGAGATAAATGGTATAGATGGAACTTTAAACTATGAAATATCTTTTAATTTAAAAGAAAGTACAACAAGTTATACACCAATTGTTGCAGTAGACACAGAAAATAGTACAAACAAAAAATTAGTGTTTTATGTAGGTGGAGGTAATGGTGGTACTGACGCAAGCAGTAGTGATTATTTTATTTTAAATAATATACAACTAGAAAAAGGAACAACTGCAACAACATACGAACCCTATACAAGCCAAACACAATTAATAAGTTTAGGTGTAGAGAATTTATTTGATAAAGACCACGCAAATATTTACAATGGTTATATATCAAGTGGTGATAATCACGAACTTAATTCATCAAACAATAGTAGTACAATGTATATTGCTTGTAAGCCAAATACAACTTATACTTTATCAAAAATATCAAGTTCTTATTTTAGAGTAGGTTACACATATAATTTGCCAGTAACAAATGAAATTGTTTATGGTTATAATAGCACTGGTGTTACTTCAACAACAATAACAACTGATAGTAGTGCAAAATATTTAGTTGTTACATATTGGGCTAATAGTGATACATTAACTGAACAACAAATACTAGACACAATACAAATCGAAGTAGGCAGTAAAGCCAATTCATATAGTGAATATGGAACAACCCCAATAGAACTATGTAAAATAGGAGATTATCAAGACTATATATATAAAACTGATAAATGGTATCTTCATGAAGAAATAGGGAAAGTAGTGTTAGATGGTAGCAGCGATGAAAGTTGGGGTTCTTGGGATGGTCAGTCTTTAACAAATACAATATTATTTGGTACATCTATTATTGACAATATAGGAAAAGAAGCAAACATTGGTTTATCAACTTATTTTGAAAATAAAACAACATCACTTTGGAATAATGATATAGTAGGTATGACTATATCTTCAAGTGGTTCAAGACAAGTTAGAGTAAGAATAAATAAAACAATTGCTAATAATTATGCTAGTTTTATAACTTGGATAGAAAATCATAATGTAATAGTATATTATGTACTAGCAACACCAACAAATACTGAAATTACTGATAGTACATTAATAGACCAATTAGACAATTTACAAAACTTAAATAGTTACAACCCTACTACTAATATTATGCAAGAGAATAATGATAAACCTTTTATATTAGATGTTACGGCATTGAAGGTGTTTGAATAATGGAAGAGATCACATTAGGACAAATTAAAGATATAATAATATTTTTAACAGCATTATTTGGTGGCATAGGTGTTCTTTACGGAATGTTGATGAAAGGGATCAGAAAATTATTGGATCCTATTAATCAAGAACTTGAAAATGAAAAAAGAGAAAGGTTAAAGAGTGATCTGACTACTTTTATGTATTTGGCTGAATTTGGTAATCTATCAAATGAACAAAAAATAAGAGCACACGAAGAATATGATATGTATGTAGAGATGAAAGGGAATAGTTGGGTTCACGATAAGTTTGAAACTTTAAAAAAGGAGAATAAGATATGAAATTAAATAATAAAGTATATGACGTACTTAAATGGATTGTAGCAATAGTATTACCTGCAATCCTAACATTCGTAGGTGTTGTATTAAATACATTGAACTATGAATATTCAAACATTGTTCTAACTATTGGGACTGCATTTATAACAATGCTAGGAACAATTTTAGGAATATCAAATTACAATTACAATAAGGAGGAAAAGTAATATGGAAGAAGAACTAAAACAAGAAGATTTTGAAGCACAAGATAATTTCAACGAACTAGATATTGATGAAGTTATAGAAGGTGGGGATGAAGAAGATGATACCACAGACAACATTACCGAATAGTGGGAACCCTTTTTACAACACAACTGATGTAGGAGGATACTCTTGGTGTATCAAAGGGAAACCAACACAAGAAGGGCTTAATGTATTAGACAATTGCGTAGGTTGGGCTTGTGGTAGATTTAATGAAATAATTGGTGAAATGAGATACCCACAATTAAATTGCAATGCAGAAAACTTTATTGATAGAGGTTTAAGCATAGGTCTTACATATCAAAGTGAACCTTGTTTAGGGGGAATAATGGTATGGGAAGGTAAAGGTAGTTTAGCAGGACACGTTGCCGTTGTAGAACAAATAAATGACGATGGTAGTGTTTTAACAAGTGAAAGTGGTTATAATCATTTTGACTTTAGAAACTATACAAGATATAAAGGTGATGGCAATTGGGGATTAAATAGCAACTTTGAATATCTAGGTTGTATTATAAACCCTGCAAATCCACAGCCTGAACCACCAACACCACCACTTGATGATTATCCATTTGTTGGAATAGTACATAAAGGTAGCCCATTATATGATGTCTATGGTAATAGATATAAAAATGGTGCAAGTACAGATAGACAAGTAGATGTATTAGGTGATATAAATGGTAGATACCAAGTATATGGCAGTACATTTAGACCAAACATTGTATATGTAGATTTTGACAACGTTACTAAAGTTGGTGTTTATCCATTTAACGCAATAGTAAAACAAGGAACTGTTTTTTATAATCAATATGGTCAAAGATATAGATACCCTGCAAAGAGTAACTTTGAAGTTGAAGTTCAAGGTGAAGTAAATGGAAGATACCAAATTTACGCATCAAGATTAAATCCTAACATAGTATATTGTGACAAAGATGCAATAATTAGATAGGCAATGCCTATCTTTTTTTATTATAGAAATGCTTATAAAATATAAGTGTTTTTATTTTATTTTACACAAAATTAAAAAAAATTAAAAAAAGTATAGACAAATATAAAATAATGTGGTATATTATAATTGTCTTAAATGAAAGGGAAAAGGTGATTAAGATGAGAAACATTGAAGAAGTTAAAAAGGAATTAGAACAAGTTGAACAATTAGTAAAGGAAGAATTTACAAAAGAACACGCAAAAGAAATGAATGGTGAAAAAGCAAACTATGATGAATTTCACAAATTATGTAGAAAAGAGGATACATTAAAGAAAGAAATACAAACAATAAACAATTACAATATTGAAGTTGGTGATGGTGTAACAATTCATTTATATAGTGATGCACACGCAGGAACAGTTATTGCAAGAACAAAGAATACATTAACAATTCAAAGGGACAAAGCCACATTAAAAGATAATTGGAAACCTGAAATAATACCAGGTGGGTTTGTTGGACATTGCGTAAATCAAGATGATCAAGAATATAATTATGAAAGAGATGAAAAAGGAAGAATATACAAAGCATATTGGTCAAATGTAAAAGGTAGATTTATTGTTGAAGGTTGTTTATCAATATCAAAAGGTAGAAATGAATTTTACGACTATAACTTTTAATAGTTATGGTCGTAAAGTCAAAAAGGAGGATTAAAATGAAAAATTTAGAACAAAGAATATTAGAAACATTTATAAAATATGAAGGAAAAGAGGTTGAAGGCCTAGACTTGGGTGTGGCTTTTTGTGAAGATAATTGGCCAAATGAAGAAGGGGATTATTTAGTTGAAGTAATGGAAAGACAAGATAATGGTAGGGTATGGACTTGTCAATGTACTAGAAGTGGTAAAGTTAAGGACACTTATGAATTATAGGAGGTAAAATAATATGAAAAGATTAGTTTTTAAAAAATGGGTTTTATATGTATTAGCAATAATCAATGTATTTGCATTTATAGTAATGGCAAGTGAAGTTAATGATCTAGGATTATTTGTGGTATCACATTTAGTTGCTTGTATAATTTTTACAATCAATTTAATGTTAATAATAAAATATGGTAGAAAGGAGTGGTTATAATGGGTTTAACTCAATGTGACACAATTTTAAAAGCAATGTTAGATAACAAAGAAGTTAAGGAATGGACTGCAAAAGATTTTCAAAATGGTAAATATTTTGTGGGCTATGAAGCAACAGCAAGAATGAGTGAATTAGCAACATACTATCCTGATCTAATTATTACAGGTAAGAATGGAAGATTTAGAACATTATCAATAAATTGGGAAAATACAAAAGAAGTTCAAGAAGAAACAAAAAGATTAAGTGAATAAGAAAGAAGGTAAATAAGATGAGTGAAAAAGAATTAATGAAATATAGAAATTATTTAAGATTAAAAGATAGAAAGAAAATCAATTGGCTTAAAAAAATCAAGTTTTGGGAATATCTTAAAAAAGATTATGACAAACAAGTAATTGAAAATGCAAGAAAGAGTGATGAAATACATAATCTTAAAATGAAACTACAAATAGCACAACAATCTATTGAACATTTAGAAAGTGACATCAAAAATGCCAAAAAAAGAACTAAAGTTAGCAAATGTAATTAATATACTCTTAAAACTAACAAAAACGCGTCAAATTTTGATGTTAGGCAAAAATCAATATAAATAATCAAGAATATGTTAAAACGCGTGTATCGTGCTAAAAACAACGAATATGAAAGGATGGATAAAAAAATGAGTTTTTGGAATAGAAAAATTGCAAAAGCAGATAGAAAGATATGAAATACTGATTGATAGATTAAAATAAAATTACTTTAAAATTGGATAATTGTATGTTATAATTTAGTAAAGGAGATGATTTGATGTTATTATTTAAAAAAGAAAAGAAAAAAGATATTTTACAAGGTAGAACGATGAGATACTTAACAAACAATAATATTGTTGTTTGTACTGAAGTTCATTTAAGCAATGTCTTAAATGGCAAAATGCCTTGTTCAAAATTATTAGCAAAGAATATTGTTGATTGCGTACAAGATGGAAAAATAGAAGATTATTTTGTTGAGGTATAGCAATGGGAATACTTCAACTATTAGCAAACAAAAATTACATAACAGTAAATAAACAATTGATCAAAATAATTGGATTAGAAGAAACTATAATGCTTGGTGAATTAGCAAGTGAATATGAGTATTGGGAAGGCCAAGATAAATTAGAAAATGAATACTTTTATAGCACATTAGATATGGTAGAGCAAAATACTACATTAACTGCTTATCAGCAAAGAAAGGCTTTAAAAGTATTACAAGATATGGGTTTGGTTGAAGTAGTGATTAAAGGATTACCACCTAAAAGATACGTAAAAATCAATGAAGATGCAATAGTTAAAAAACTTAATATTAAATTGTTAAAAAACTTAACAATTAAAAGTGAAAAAACTAAACAATTAAAAGTGAAAAAACTAAACATAAATAATAATATAATAAATAAAAATATAAATAATAAAGAAAATATAATAAAAGAAAGTTTTAAAAAGCCAACATTAGATGAAGTTAAAGAATATTGCAAAGAACGTAACAATGAAGTTGATCCACAAAGATTTATTGATTTTTACGAAAGTAAGGGGTGGTATGTAGGAAAGAATAAAATGAAGGATTGGAAAGCCAGTGTAAGAACGTGGGAACGTAACCACAAAGACGAGGATTTACCACATTGGTTTAACAAAAATATAGAAAGGGAAAATATTACTATACAAGAACAAGAAGAACTAGATGGTATATTAAGTAATTTTTAAAAATATGAAAAGTTATAAAGAAATTGAAAAACTAGCAACATTTTATAGACATAATAGAGTAAAATGCAAATGTGGGCATAGTGTATTAGTAACAAACAAATATGGCAAAGAATTATGCACTTGGTGTAATAGATATGTATTTGCTACACCTGAACTTGAAAAAGAATATAGATTAAATGAAATAAAAAATAGAATAGGAGAAAAAAATGAAAATATATAAAGACTTATATGAAAAATTAAAAAAGATAACATTAACTGATTTTGAAGTGGATTATAAAAAAGATCCTGATGATGAATATGTATATGTGTATAGTGAAGAAAAGATAAATAGTATGATAGAAGAATTGATAGGTGCTTATGATTATATACAAGAACAATTTGAAGATTACAAAGAAAATGTAAGTGAAAATTACAAACAAATACCAAGAAATTATTATGAAGAATATGGTATAAGTGAAAAGGATTTTAGTTAGGTGGTTAATATGAAGTATTTAGATTTAGCAATAGCAAATGAACAAATTAAAACAACAGACATTAAAGGTAAAGAATATGCCGAAGTAAACCAAAGAATAAAAGCATTTAGAATGGTTTACCCTCAAGGAATTATTGAAACTCAATTACTTAGCAATGAGAATGGGGTTTGTATCTTTAGAGCGGAGATAATGAATGAAAAAGGGCAATTATTAGGTACTGGAACCGCTTATGAAAAAGAAGATAGCAACTTCATTAATTCAACTTCTTATATTGAGAATTGTGAAACAAGTGCGGTTGGTAGGGCATTAGGTATGTGCGGATTTGGAATTGATGTATCAGTAGCAAGTGCCGAAGAAGTAGCAAACGCAATTAACAATCAACCAATAACACAAGAAGAAGCAGATAATTATACATTAAAGTTTGGTAAACATAAAGACAAATTGTTAAAAGATGTATTTAAGGAAGACCCAAAATATGTTGATTGGATTATCAACAATACACAAGATAAAAGATTGTTAGACATTATAAGATTAGCAACAGGATTAGTAATACCTTCAATAGAAGAACAAAAAGAAAAAACAGAATTAATGTATAAGTTTAATGAATTAGATTTAGATATTGATACTATCAAAGAAAAGTATGAAGTAGATGATTTAAGAGATTTAACAATAGAACAATTAAAGAAAATAGTAGGTGAGAAATAATGAATGTAATTGATGATAAAGTAAAATTAATATATAAAAATACAGTAAATAACAAGGTATCATATAGCATAGGATTATCTAAGAAAAAAGAAGATGGCTCATATGAAAACGGGTATATGCCTTGTAGATTTAAAAAAGATGTTGAATTAGACAATAAAGCAAAAATAAAGATTAAGAATGCTTGGCTAGACTTCTACAAAGTAGATAAGAAAACATTTGTATATTTGTTTATTAATGAGTTTGAAAAAGTTGAAGAACAACAAAAATCAGTAGATAATTTTAGTAGTGCAAAAGAAGTAACAATAGAACCTGATGATTTACCATTTTATTAAGAGGTGATTAAATGGACATTTATAATGAATTACAATATAAAATTAAAATACTTGACGCAACTATCAAAGAATTAACAAAAACAGGAAGAGAGTATGCTCAAGCATATACAAATTACAGGGTAGCATTAGCAAAAGAACTTTTAAAACTAAAAGATGAAGGGTATGCCATAACACTTGCGGGAGATATAGCAAGAGGAAAGCCTGAAATAGCAAGACTAAAGTTTGAAGAAATATCTAAAGAGGCAATATATAAAGCCAATTTAGAAAGTATTAATGCTACAAAGTTAACAATTAAAATACTACAAGAACAAATTAACAAGGAATATTCAAGTGAACAGGTTTAGTATATTACAAGAAACTAAACAATGTTATGTGTGTGGCAACAAAATAGTTCATATACACGAAGTATATTTTGGTAAGAATAGAAGTAAATCAATTCAAGATGGGTGTTGTGTCTATTTATGTGCTACACATCATAATATGAGTAATCAAGGTGTTCATTTTAACAAACAATTAGATTTACAATTAAAGCAATCAATGGAGAGGAAATGGCTTGAAGTTTATAACAAAACAATAGAAGATTTTATACAAAGATATGGTAAGAATTATATTTAACGGAGGAATTATGTTAGAAGATACATTAGAACTATTAACAAGAATGAAGATACAAGCACATTTTGAAAAACAATATAACAAAGAAGCAAAAATAGATCTAGCAATAAAAACATTAAAGTTGGTGTTGCAGTATGAGTGATTATCAAAAGTTGTTATTAAAATATAAAGAACTTAAAGAAGAAAAAGCAGATATATTAGAACTAAAAAAAGAACTAGAAAAAGCAAAAAACGAATTAAGAATACTACATAGAATTAATAAAAAAATAACAAAAGAAAATATAGAATTAAGTTATTTAATAACAGAATTATTAAGAGGTAAAAAGTAATGATTAGCATAGAAGAAATAAAAGAAAATATAAAATGCCCCCAATTTGGAGATGTTGATTATGGGAAATGGGGATCATTAAGGGTAGAGCAAAGAATAGCATATAGAGATTTAATTAACATTGTTGAAGAGCAAGATAAAGTAATAAAGACTATAACAAAACAAGTAAGTGAAAATGAAGATACTGCAATAAAACTATTAAAAGAAAATGTGGAATTAAAAGAAGAACTAAATAAAGCGAATGAAGAAATAAAAGATTTACAAGAACAAGTAGAGTATCAAAATTTATGGCGAAATGAATATTTAAATAGAATAGATAAATCAATAGAATATATAAAAGAATATTTCTATATAGATGAAGATACTGGGGAGTATTATTTAACGCATACTTTTGATGGTAGTAATTTATATGAATTATTGGAAATATTAGATAAGGAGAATAAGTAAATGAAAGTAATAGATTTATTAAACAAAATAGCAAACAATGAAGAACTACCTAAAAAGATAAAATGGAATAATAAAATATATATTTCAAAAAGAAATGCTATTGAAAACTTTGTTGATTATATAAGTGATGATGATGATTATTGTTTTGAGCATTATATTGGTTATAGTTCTTTAAATGAAGAAGTAGAAATACTAGAAGAAAATAAGAAGATAGAAAAATTAGATTTTACAATAAATAGAAATGATGTTAGAGAAGATGTTTATAGATACATAATGGAAAATAGATTTAAAATCAATGAAATAATAGATTATCTTAAAAGCGAAGGAGAATAAATGAAATTATTTAGTCAAAACAAAAATTACAAATTATATCAAGGCAATATGTTAGATATGTTAGGAGTAATAGAACCTGAAACAATAGATAGTATTATAACAGACCCACCATACGAATTAAATTTTATGGGTAAAGGTTGGGACAATTCAGGTATAGCATTCCAAAAAGAAACTTGGCAAAAATGTTATAAAGTATTAAAATCAGGTGGCTATTTATTAGCCTTTGGTGGGAGTAGGACTTTTCATAGAATTGCCTGTGCTATTGAGGATGCAGGATTTGAAATAAGAGACATTATTATGTGGTTATATGGTAGTGGCTTCCCTAAAAGTATGAATATAGGGCTTGCAATAGATAAGAAAAATGGTGTTGACAATAGGACAGGTATTATAAAAACTGATGGAAAAGCAACAAATAGTGGTAGTGGTTGTTATAATTGTAATAATGGCAAAGATAATTCAATGAAACAAGAATATGAAGAAAGAATTGCACAAAATGAGTGGCAAGGTTGGGGAACTGCATTAAAACCATCATTTGAACCAATTATAGTAGCAAGAAAACCATTTAAAGGTAGTTTAGTAGATAATGTAATAGAGTATGGTGTTGGTGGAATAAATATTGATGAGTGTAGAGTAGAAACACAAGATGATTTATATAGAAAACCTTGTGAAAATGGTAGTATTTATTCACAACAAGAAAAACAATATACAACAGGAACTATGAGTGATAGTTATAAATTAGGCCGTTTCCCTGCAAATACAATATTAACTTATGATGAAACTGATTTTGATGAAGTATGTGGTGGATTTCCTAATACTAAAAGTCAAGTAAGAGTAAGTGAAGATAAAGATATAAAACAAAATACATTTAGTTTAGGAAGAACAGGTATAACACCAAGAGGGCATAATGATAGTGGTTCTGCTTCAAGATATTTCTATTGTGCGAAAGCAAGTAAGAAAGATAGAGACGAAGGATTAGATGATTTTGAAGAAAAGAATACAATGTGTGATAGAAATCCAGAATTAGCAAGTGCTAATATGCCTCAAAATAGGAGTGGTAATTTAAGAAAGAACACGCACCCTACTGTAAAACCTACTGAATTAATGCAATATTTAGTTAGATTAGTAAGCCCAAATGGTGCAATTATACTAGATCCTTTTAATGGTAGTGGTAGCACAGGTAAAGCAGTAATGTATGAAAATAGAGAAAGAAATAAAAATTACAAATATATTGGTATAGAACTAACAGAAGAATATTTGCCAATAGCAAAAGCAAGAATTGAATATGTATGCAATTTAAAAGAAAAAAAAGAAAACCAAACAAATATTTTTGATTTTATAGAAAGTGATGAAGAATAAATGAAACAAAGCATTAAAGAATTAATAATATTCATAATAATAACACTATTCTTTATATGGCTAGGTTGGAGAATAGCATATCAAATAAACCATTTTATATGGGGCTATACAGGTTAAGAGGTGGTAATAAATGACAAATAGAGAATTTGACCAATGGTTAGAAGAAAGAGATAAAGTAGCAATAAGTGGTAAGTATGAAGATTATGAAAAGTTTTGCAAAAAATATCATACACCACAAGCCCCTAACAATGAAGTATTTGAAATAATGATACATAAAATGAGAGCAAATATAACAAGAGGAATACCAACAAAAATGCAAGAAGAAAGCAAACAATGGTTATTAGATAATGGCTATAAAATATTTTAGGAAGTGATAAATAGTGATAGATTGGAATAAAAGAAATGGTGGCTTTTTATCACCTGAAAGTGTATATGATGACCAATTAGGTAATTTATCAGCACAACTAAATGCAAAAGATAAAGAAATAGAAAGACTAAATAACATAATAAATACTGCAAAAGATTATATTCAAGAAGAAATGTGTGTTGAGCCAAGAGAATTATACGGCTTAGTAAGTGGTGATGATTTAATACTTATATTAAATGGAATTATTAAAAAAGGAGAACAAGAATGATAGATGTAGATTATAACGAATACAAAGCAACACTAGAAGAAAATATGAAACTAATACAAGAAAATCATAAACTGAAAGAAAAGGCAAAAGAATGGCAAGATATATCAACACGAATAAATGAAGATAATAATAGACTTAATAACATAATAGATAAAGCAATAGAATACATAGGAAATGGTAATTTAGGAATACCTAGAAAGACAAGAGATAAGTTTATTAAGATATTACAAGGAAGTGATAAAGAGTGATAGAAGATATAAGAAAAGCAATTATAGAATTAGAAAAGAAAAATTATAAAATTGATGAAATATTAATAAGCAAAGATATTTTGAATTTGATGGTAAGTAATTTTAATAAGTTTTATGGAGATAATTCATTAGAATTAAGTGGAATAAACACTTTATTCGGTTATGATGCAGGCATTAATGTATTTGATGATAGCCCTGTTGTTTTTAGAACTTCAATAAAAATTATTGATATTTTAGGAAGTGATAAAGAGTGAATATAGAACCAGATATATTTGATTATTTAGAAACAACTTCATTAGAACCACACGAAGATTATACAAGTGAAATAACATATAAAGACCAAAAGATAATATGGAAAAGATTAAAAGAACAAGACAAAGAAATAGAAAGACTAAAAGCAAGAATAGATAAAGCAACAGGAATAGCAAACGAAAGAATAAATTATTGCTATCACGAAAATGATAAAGAGCAATTAGAAAGTTGGGATGAAGTGTTTGATGTATTACAAGGAATTGACGAAAATGAATGATTATGAAAAATTATTAATTAAAATGAAAAAACAAAAGCACCAATTAAGAATATTAATAAATAAAATTACTGATTACAAACAAGAAATAGAAGAACTAAAAGCCGAGATAAAAGAACTAAATGATAGTAGTGTATGGTGGAGTAATAGATTTAATGCAGTAGAACGAGATAATGAAAGATTAAATAATATCATAAATGAATTAGAAAGTCATTTAGAACAACAATGGCTTGAGTGGAAAGATGATTTTAATGATGAAATTGTTGCTATGGCAAATGAAGATAAATGTATTTTAGATAAACTAAAGGAATTAAAGAGTGGTGTTAATAATGTATAAATGGTGGAATAAATTAAGTGATGAAAAAAAAGGACAAATTGCTTATATTTTATGCTTTGTTATAACTGAATTATTAATTATACTTTCATTTATAATTGTAGGAATATTTAAAACGAGGTAATAAATGATGAAGAAAGACATTAAAAGTGATTATCAAATGGAATTAAATATTAAATATAGTGAAGAAATAGAAGAACTAAAAGGAAGTGATAAAGAGTGAGTGAAACTTTAAAAGATTTATTAGAATATTTGCAAAATAAAATAGATAGTGGTGAACATAAGATATTTTTTAATGATTTAGGGTGGGATGTAAAAACAATAGATTGTATAAATGCAATAAAAGAGCAACAAGAAGAAATAGAAAGACTACACTCTATCATAAAAGAAGTAAGAGAATATATAGAAGAAAATAAAGAAGGCACTGATTGTTATGGAGAAACTTATATAGGGTTAGGTGAAGAAGAAATAAATGGTATTTTAGAAATATTAGATAAGGAGAATAAATAAATGACAGCAAAAGAGATGTTTGAAATATTGCAATATGATTTTACTAACAATAGTAATGCTACTTATACATTAACTAAAAACTTGGTTTATAGAGGGAAAGAAGATTGTAATGATGAGTGGCAAGAAATAGTGTTTAATTTAGAAGATAAAACTATTGATATTTATAAATGTAAAGGTATTAAAAGAGCAATTGAGCATATTACATCACATAGAAGTAATATATCGTTAGAATTATTACAAGCCATAAATAAACAAGTAGAGGAATTAGGATGGAATAAATGAAAACTGAATATGTATGGAACTATGATATAAAAGTAAAAGATGAGAATGGAGAATACATATACGAAAAAGAAACTTTAGAACATTTACTAGAGATCCTAAAACAACACCCTGATTATGAAGAAGTACAAGCCAAACATATTGGCAAGACATTAAAGAAAGCATATAAGAATATAGGAAAAATGAATGATAGGTGGAAGGATTAATGGAAAGTTATTTATTTGGATTTTTAATAGGTGCAGTAATATATTTATGTATTAAAGTAGATAAAAAATAATCAAGTTGACAAAAAGCAACAAAGTGTAGTATCATATAATTGAGTGAACAACTCAAACCCCTATTACATTTTTTATTCAAGTGCAATCTTTATAGGTTGCATTGAGTAGATAAGTAAAATGGCTTTTTAAATTGTTATATTATATTTTATTCACACCTTTCTGTAAGTAATAAAAAATAAAATTATCTATTCAATGGTGCTTATAAATGATAAAAATTGATTTAAAACTAGATAATTGGAATGATATTATAAAGCAATGTAGAACAAACAAGTATTTAGCAAATAGTCACAAAAGAAAAGAGATGCAACAAATAAGTTGGTTTATAAGACAAATGCCTAAAATTGATAAATACCCTGTAAAAATTAATTTTATATGGCATATAGCAAATAGCAATAGTGATTTAGATGGTAAAAGTTGCAAATCTATATTAGATGCAATGCAGATATTAGGAATATTAGAAAATGATAATATAAAACATATCAACGAGATTAATTACAAAGCGGTAAAAGATGAAAAAGAATATGTAGAGATTGAGGTTGTAAATGGAGATTAATTCAAGTTGGAGTTACAAAGAATGTTTGTATTATATTAGTTGTATTAAAGAAAAATATGAGGGCATTATGTCCTCTTTTTGTGTGCTTGGTGGTAATAGAAAGTATTTTGAAAAAATGATCCAAATAAAAAAACAAATATATAGTTTAAACTTTGGTGCAAAAGAGAATTGGAAAAAAGATAAATTATGGGAATATCTTAACAATGATATAACTTATACTGAGTTATGGGCGTTTGTATAATTTAAAAAGTATGCTATAATAAAGTAGAGGTGGTAATATGCCTGTAAGAAAAGTTAAAGGTGGATATAAATGGGGTAAAACAGGTAAAGTATATAAATCTAAAAAGAAAGCACTTAAACAAGGTAGGGCAATTGCTATTTCAAAAAGGAAACAAAAATGAACATAGATAAAATGATAAATATGTTATTAATAAAGTTATCTAAAAAGCATTATGTATTTTATATGGAGAAAAGAACA